GAGGCTTTCTTTCACCACCAAACGAATCAAAAAGGCATTAAGATGGCTCGAGAAGGTACAGACATGACCAATGTGGTTCCAATAGGCTCAAATCGGCTCACACAGGTTTTGGAGCCCATCACAGAGAAGCTTTATGGCTCTGTGACTCCGAGAATCCACTCACGCTTGCGTCCGGAGCTGCCTACGCGTGGACAAGAGCTCATCGACTTCAGCAATAGCATCGGATTCCCGTTGATGCCGTGGCAAGAGTGGCTGGCGATTGAAGCTCATCGGATCAAGCCCGATGGTCGATGGCTACATCCGCTCGTCCAACTGGTCGTGGCTCGGCAGCAAGGCAAGACAACATTCATGAAGCAAAGAATACTCATGGGCTTATTCGAGTGGGACAACAAGCTTCAAATCGGCACAGCTCATCGATTGACGACTTCTCTTGAGACTTTTCGCGATCTTGTGCAGACGATTGAATCGAATGACGGGCTGGCGAAGCAAGTCAAGCGAATCCGGTGGGCTCACGGATCCGAAGAGATTGAATGTCTCAACGGAAATCGCTACATGGTCAAGGCTGGCGCTTCAGCTGCGCGTGGTATCTCAAAGCCATCGACTGTCCACATCGATGAGACTCGAGAGCTCAAGGATGAGACGACTTGGGCTTCCCTGCGATATACGATGATGGCGGCGGAGAATCCACAGCTGTGGAGCTATTCCAACGCCGGAGATCAGCATTCTCTCGTCTTGAATCAAATCCGCGAAAGAGGAATCGGCGCAGCTGGCGGATCAACGGATGACATCGGTTATTTCGAGTGGTCGAGTGATTACGACAAGATTGACGATTCCCCGAAATTCTGGGCGGGAGCTGCGATGGCAAATCCGGCTCTTGGTCATACGGTTCACATCGACAATTTGAGAGCTGTCATGAATGATCCGGCAGATGTCGTCCGGACGGAAGTCTTGTGCCGATGGGTGCAGACAATCAGCTCTGCAATCCCCGCTGGCGAGTGGGCTGAATGCGGAATGGACGAATTTGAGATTGATACCGAGAACACCGTATGGATGGGGCTGGATTGCTCGCCGGATCGTAGAGATGCAGCTCTTGTCATCGGACAGCGAATCAACGATGAGCAATTCTTCGTGAAGCTTCTTCGGACTTGGCACAACCCGATTTCACTCGATGACAAAGCCATCGCCAATGACATCGCGGATCACTTTGCTGAATATCCGGTCGAAGTGTTGGCGTATTCGCGCCGGACATCTTCAGCGATAGCGGCTAGACTTCAGCCAGCCGGAATCCCAATCGCCGACATAGACGGGGCTCTTTACGGTCAATCTTGCGACGAGTTATTGGGAGCGATTTCATCGAAGAGACTTCGACACGGGCAGCAGCCGGAATTAACGAAACAGATCCTTTCAGCTGCGAGGCTTCCATTCGGAGATGGCGGATGGACTATTGGACGCAGAGCTTCTCAATCGACTGTGTGTGCCACCGTGGCTTGTGCGTTGGTCACACATTACGCGACACGCCCACAGACGGATCTTGACATTATGATCGGCTAACGCTATTGGATCTCTAAAATTAAGGCATGGGTCTAAAAGATTTCTTTGTCACGGCTCCAACGCCTATTGCTGACATTAACATCGATGCTGCTCTCGCGCCTGTAAATTCAATTGACGCTCTCGGAGCTCCGTACTTTGCTTATGGTCAAAGTGCCACACGATCCGAAGCTATGGGCGTTCCTGTAATCGCTCGCGCTCGCGGAATTATTTGCTCGACCGTGGCATCGCTGCCATTGGAAACAAAAGTCAAAGAAACAAATGAAACGGTTTATTCTCCACGCGTAATTCACCAACCGGATCCACGAATCACGGGCGCAGAATTTTGGGCGTGGATTGCTGAAGATTTGCTTTTCCGTCCAGCCGCATATGCAAGGGTCTTATCGCGGTATGCGGACACCGGAAGAATTCAAGCGATGGAAAGAATTGCGCCGGAGCGCGTTGAAGTATTAACAAACGGACTCGGTACAGAAATCGATGCATATCGTGTGGATGGATATTCAATTGATCCATCAGATCTTGTCGTCTTTGGAAATATGCAAGAAGGCTTGCTCAATCGTGCTGGTCGGACAGTTCGTTCAGCTCATGCACTTGAGAAAGCGGCTTATGACTTCGCACTCAATCCAATTCCACAGATTGTCTTGTCATCCAATGGCGTACAGCTTCCAAAGGATCGCGTTGCGTCTCTGATTAACGCTTTCAAGAATAAAGCTTCAAAGGCTGTCACATTCTTAAATGCAGATATCAAGATGGACACAATTGGATATGACCCTAAGAATTTGCAGATGAATGAGGCGAGACAATATCTCGCTTTGGAGCTTTGCCGTGCAATCGGATTACCGGCATGGTTCGCATCAGCTGATCCATCGAGCACAACTTATTCAAACGCTGTAAATCAAAGGCGCGACCTTATCGATTTTTCGATTCGTCCCGTGCTTACGATTATTGAACAGCGTTTATCTTTAACGGATTTTACTCCAGCATCACAGTATGTCCGTTATGACCTAGACGATTTCTTGCGTGGTAATCCGTTAGAGCGCGCGCAAGTGTATGAAATCCTAAACCGCATCGGTGCGATGAGCATCGAGCAAATTCAAGAAGAAGAGGACATGATCGGATGAAGCTAACGACACCAATGACAATCACCGCGGCAGATTCCGAGTCGCGCACAATCACGGGACGCATCGTTGCATTTGAAGAGGCGGCTAACGCTTCAACTGGCAAGGTCGTCTTTGCAAAAGGATCCATACAGCCAAAGGATGTGCTTCTTAATCTTGAGCACGATCGCACACGCAGAATTGCAAAGCCACTTTCGATTGCTCTTTCAGATGACCAAATGAGCATCAATGCAACATTCAAGGTAGCAAATACAACAGCCGGAAATGACGCACTTATCGAAGCAAGCGAAGGATTGCGCGATGGCTTCTCAATCGAATTAGCTGTTGATGATTACATCAACGAAAAGGACGGCACTATGCGCGTTCTCGCTGGCGAATTGACCGGAGTCGCACTCGTATCAGAGCCCGCTGTCCGATCAGCTCGCGTCTCCGAAGTAGCGGCGACCGAAGGCGAAGAAGATTCTGAATCCACACCGGATGCAGAAGAAACACCAACAACAGAAGGAGACGAAGTGGAAAACACCGTCACAAACGCGGACACCGTCGAGACGGTAGAAGCCGCACAGTCAGTAACAGCGTCAGCAAAGTCTGTCGCTTATTCAAAGCCACGCATCGAAGTCACAGCTGCAAAGTATCTTGAAAACAAGATCATGGCAGCGATGGGCGATGAGAATGCGCGTCAGTATGTACTCGCAGCAGATAACACAACAGACAATGCTGGTCTTGTACCAACTCGTCAGCTTGCTGAAGTTATCAACGGACTTTCAACAACCGTCCGTCCATCAATCGATGCAATCTCACGCGGCACTTTGCCGGATGCAGGTATGACATTCGAAATTCCAAAGATCACAGTTGCGCCAGCGGTAGGAACAGTCGCCGAAGATGCAATCTTCACAGAGACAGATCAGAATTCTGCATTTGTTTCAGTCGATGTCAAGAAGTTCGCAGGGCAGCAAAAATTCTCCGTCGAATTGCTCCAGCGCACAAGTCCGCTCTTCTTCAATGAGCTTCTCTCAAATATGGTTGCAGCCATGGCGAAGCAGCAGGACACCTACACAAACAGCATTCTTGTATCCGGTGCAACAGCGGATGCAACAACCATCACAACATATCCAACAGCCGCAGAACTTCTTGCGTTTATTGGTCGCGGTGCTGCAAGCGTTTATGGCGCAACAGCTGGTCTTGCAAATCCATTTGCTCGCAACATTCTTGTGAACACTTCACAATGGTCGAATCTCATGGGTCTTAATGATTCAGGTCGTCCGATCTACAACGAAGTTACACAGCCAATGAACCAACCCGGAATCGCAACTCCAACATCACTTCGCGGTCGTGTTGCGGGTCTTGATCTCTTCGTTACAGCTAACACAGCTGCAACAACAGACACAGATGATTCAATCTTGATCATCAATCCAGATGCATACACATGGTATGAGTCACCTAGCTATCAGCTTCGCGCTGAATCAACAGCCGATGGATCCATCACCGTGGGCGTTTATTCGTTCGGTGCCGTGGCGACAAAAATTGCCGGTGGCGCGTTCGGCGTAAATAAAGGCTAATCAGCCACATTAATCATGAACCGGTTCGCTCCCGAGCCGGTTCAGCAGACGAAGGGAAGAGCTCATGTCGCTAGTCACTCCATCGCAGCTACGAGCTGTCTTGCAAGTGAGCTCTTCTCTTTATTCTGATGCCTATCTTGAAAAGGTAATTGACACAAGCGAGCTTGTAATCTTGCCGCTTCTTGTCTCTTATTCTTCAGCGGTTACAGAGCGACGCATTCAATCTAATGTGGCAACTCTCGGAACCAACACTCCACACAATTACATCGTGGGATCAAGTGTTGTCGTCACAGGCGTGGATGCGACATTCAATGGCACTTACACAGTCACAGCCGTCGATGGCGAATACCTATTCTCCTACGCAAAGACAAACGCCAACATCAACACAAACGCGGTCATTCCTAACGGAGAGACTTATCTTTCAGGCAAGGATGCCGCCACAATCTACGCGAGCAATCCAGCCGTCTATGAAGCCATTATCGTGGTATCGGTTGAAATCTTTCAATCAATAAATGCAGCTGGCGGACAAATTGAAGGCGTGGACTTCCAGCCAACTCCGTATCGAATGGGTCGATCACTTATGAATCGAGTCATTGGCATTCTAGGCAGATCACTTGATACCGGAGCGATGCTGGCATGACAGCTTCATCGATTGCCGTCAATATTCGCGGAGCATTGAAGACAGCCATTTCGAGCGTCGCCATCAATCCATACGATGCCGTACCCGAAGCTCCACAAGTGCCATTTGCCGCCATAGTCCCAAATACGCCATATCTTGAGCCCAATCTGATTGGGACATCGACGCGTGTAAAAATCAATCTTGTCATCACAGTAGGAGTCGCTATGTACTCCAACAATGCAGCTCTCGACAATATCGAGCAGCTTGTCATGGACATTCTGGCGGTTATTCCGTCGGGCTACACCGTGGGATCGGTGTCTAATCCAATCCCAATGACTCTTGCAAGCGGGTCGGACATTCTCGCTTGTGAGATCGACATCTCGACCCAATACACCCAAACCAACTAGGAGTAAATTATGCCAACGACCGTCATCACCGGACGCGATCTAGTATTGACGATCGCTACCGTAAATTACGACGCACAAGCTACAACAGTCTCACTTGAAGCCGACCATGTCATCGAGACATATCAGACACTTGATGGTCGCGCCTACAAAGCGATAGATGACAGCTGGACTCTCAATGTGGAAATGCTTGCAGACTGGGGAGCCGTCGGCTCACTCTGCGAATCACTTTGGACAGCCACAGAATCAGCACCAAACACCACTCTTGCAGCTTCCGTCACAGCTGTAACCGGAGCGGTCTTTGCTTGCAATATCTTGCCTACATTCCCAAATGTCGGCGGATCAGCACCAGACGCACAGACAGTCTCACTATCATTTCAAGTAGTGGGAACACCTACAGAGACATTCAGCTAAGAGATAGGAAATCGGGAGCATGAAAACAGGAATTACAATTACATACTTTTCAGGGGAATCGGAATCGTTCACGGCTTCGACACCGGAATTCGTAAAGTGGGAAAGAAAGACAGGCTTGAAGGTTACACAGCTCGGCGAAAATGTCGGGCTCGATGATCTTCTATTTCTAGCGTATAACGCAAAGAAAAGAGAGCTTGCCGGACAGCCCATCAAACCTTACGAGATTTGGTGCGACACCGTGGACGATATTCGATCCGAAGAGGCTGATGTCCCAAAAGCTACGCCGTCGGAAGCTTGAATCGCGTCCTAGTTGAACTAGCACTTGCAACAGGGATTCCGATGAAAGAGTGGGAGACGGCGGAGCAGATATTCACAGCAATCGAGATATTGGAGAAGCGGAATGGCAAATAAGGCAGGGCGCGGCACATTCGCCATCACCGTCGATCCTGTCGAATTTCGCAATCTAATCGGCTTGCTTAATAAGCTCGACAAAGAGACACAGCAAGAGATTCGTGATGGCGCTTTGCCATTGTCCAAAAGACTCGCCGGACAACTTCTCATGTTTAGCCAATCCGCTCCGGCTCCACAGACAAAGCTTGTCGCACAGACAATCGATGCCAAAAGAGATCGATTGATTCGTGTGGATATTGGTGGATCTAAAAAGGTCGGTCGAAAGTATGGCGGCGAGCAATCAAAGTCCGGCAGGGGCGCAAAGGTACGGCAGCAAGCCGCTCCAGCTGGTGCGCTACTTTGGGGAACAGAATTCGGATCTCACAAAGGTGTGGACTCACTAGGTCGCCCGTACACAGACAGATTCAAAGCTCCATCAAATAAACGCGGCTACTGGATTACTCCGGCGGTCGATTATTATGTGCCAATCGTTGCGCGTGAATATGCGGACATGGTTCAAACCGTCGTCAAGAAATTGGGGCTCGATTAATGGCTGGCATTCCAAAAGTAAAGATCACCTTTGATGCGGACTTCGATGAACTCAAGCGCGGAGTCAAAGGCGCGGAAAATGAAGTCCAATCATTTGGCGACAAGATGGGCAAATTTGGCAAGCTAGCGGGAGCCGCTTTTGCAGCTGCGAGCGCGGCAGCTTTGGCGTATGCGGGCGTACTTCTTAAGCAAGGCGTGGAATCTGCCATCGCAGATGAACAGGCACAAGCCAAGCTCGCAACTACATTACAAAATGTTACAGGCGCTACAGATGCTCAAATCGCTGCCGTCGAGCAGCAAATTCTTCAGACTTCACTTCTCACCGGACTCACAGATGATGAGCTTCGCCCTAGCTTTGAAAGACTTGTAAGAGCCACAAAAGATTCTGATGCAGCTCTCAAGCTTCAATCCATCGCCGTCGATGTCGCAGCCGGATCCGGTAAGTCTCTCGAAGCAGTTACCAATGCGATGGCTCGCGCAGCTGAAGGAAATACCACAGCTCTTGGAAAATTAGGTGTCGGGCTTACAGCTGCGCAGCTCAAGACGATGTCAATGGATGAAGTCACAAAGGCACTTGCGAGCACCTTTGGCGGACAAGCTTCAGTTCAAGCCGATACCTTTGCCGGAAAGATGGCTCGTCTGCGGGTGGCATTTGATGAAGGCAAAGAGACAATCGGATCCTTTGTGTTAGACGCAATCACTCCAATGATTGACACAGTCGTGAATGTGGTTATTCCAGCCATCACCGGATTCATGGAATCAATCGGTGGCAAAGAAGGCTTGACAAATGCTTTCAAGACTTACATTGATCTCGTCAAGAATATCTTTCAGCCTGTACTTGAAGGCTTCAAATTCGCATTTGACCAGATTAAAAATGCGGTCATGGCTAACAAAGACGAATTTGAAACGCTTTTCAAATTCTTGAAAGACTTTGTCGCTCCTTTATTGGGTGGCGCTCTCAAACTTGCTATTCAAGGAATCGGAATAGCTTTGGGTGTCGTCATCAATCTAGTGGGAAATCTTATTAACGGCTTTCAAAAGATTGCGGGAGTCGTTGTCAATGTAGTCGATGCAATCAAGTCTTTGATTAATCTAGTCAAGAATAATCCGGCTGTGCGCGGTATTTCTGGACTCATAGATAATGCTTTTGGCGGATTTAGAGCCAATGGTGGATCTGTATCGGCTGGCACTCCTTATGTCGTCGGTGAGCGTGGCGCAGAACTCTTTGTGCCAAATTCGTCCGGCACTATCGTGCCAAATAACGCGATGGGCGGTTCAACCTTTAACATCACCGTGAACGGCGCCATCGATGCCGAAGGTACAGCTCGAACAATCGTCGATGTCCTCAATCGCTCAAACGCTCGCGGGACTCTTGGCGCGAATAGGTTTAGCTTCGCATGAGCATTTGGACGCCGACATGGAGCATCGAAATTGATGGTGCCGAATACAAAAATGTGACTCTTGCCAATCTCAATATGGCTTCGGGTCGTACCGACATTTATGAACAAGCGGTAGCCGGATATTGCAATCTTACGCTCATCAATCTTGATGACTCCGGCATTGATCCTCAAATCAATTCCGGCGTGACGGTCTTTATTGATGATTCAAATGGCAATCCAATTCCAATATTTGGCGGCTCCATCACGGACATCATTGTGGGCGTCCAAACTGGCGGTTCAATTGGAATCACACAGACGATTTCAATCACGGCTCTTGGAGCTCTTGCAAGGCTCCCAAAGGTGCTCACCGAAGGCGTGTTAGCTAAAGAGCTAGATGGTGAGCAGATTTACTCTGTGCTATTTGGAATCCTTTTTGGATCATGGAATGAAGTGCCAGCCGCTCTCACATGGGCTGCCTACGATCCAACTACTACATGGGCGAATGCCGAAAATTCAGGGCTCGGGCAAATTGATACTGGCAACTATGAATTGACAGCCCGCACAGCTTCAGTCACCGATGCGTATTCGCTTGTCGCAGCTTGTGCCAATTCAGGGCTCGGGTACCTATACGAAAATGGCAGCGGTCAAATCAGCTACGCGGACAGCACTCATAGAGCTTCATATCTCGCAGCAAATGGATATGTGGATTTGAGCGCCAATGACGCTTTTGCTTCCGGACTTGAACTTGCAACCCGCGCTGGAGATGTGAGAAATAGCGTGACAATTGAATACAAGAATGGTCAGCAGGTTTCGGATTTTGAGCAAGGCTCAATCGACATTTATGGCACATTGGCTCAATCCATTCAAACCACCTTGGAAAAGACAGTCGATGCAACTTCTCAAGCGGCTTTCTATTTAGGGCTTCGAGCTTATCCAAGAGCCAATTTCAATCAAATTTCGTTTCCACTTGGATCACCTGAAATCGATGATTCGGATCGTGACAATATGCTCAATGTCTTCATGGGAATGCCCGTCACAATCAATGACTTGCCAATGAACATGAACACAAGATTTCAAGGATTTGTCGAAGGTTGGCAATTTCAAGCTGGTGTCAATTCACTCACGCTTTCAATGTATCTGACACCAACGGAATTTTCACTTCAAGCCATGAAGTGGAACGATGTGAGTGGCTCCGAAAGTTGGAGCACTCTCTCAAATATACTTATATGGAACGACGCATTCATCGTCGCTTAAAGGAGAAGATATGGCAACGACAACGCCCAATTTCGGGTGGACAGTCCCGACATCGACGGACTTGGTCAAAGATGGCGCAACAGCCATCGAGACTCTCGGCGATGGAATTGATGCTTCATTTGTAGATCTCAAAGGTGGCACCACCGGACAGGTTCTAGCAAAAGCATCAAACACAGATTTAGATTACACATGGACTTCGCCAAATCCTGGAGACATTACTGGCGTCACAGCTGGAACTGGTCTGACAGGTGGCGGAACATCCGGAGATGTCACACTTGCAATTGATTCAACGGTGACGACTTTAACCGGATCGCAAACTCTTACAAACAAGACTTTGACATCTCCGGTCTTGACTACTCCATCAATTAGCACAATCGACGCCAAAGGTGATTTGCTGGCGGGTACAGCTGATAACACAATCGGTCGTTTAGCCGTTGGCACAAATGGACAAGTCCTCACAGCTGATTCAGCCGAAGCGACCGGAATGAAATGGGCTTCAGCTGCCGGTGGTGGTGGATTGACTCTATTGAGCACAACAACACTTTCAGGAACAACGGTCACCGTTTCTTCAATTAGCGGATCATATAAAAATCTCATTCTGATGGTCAAAAATGGAGTTAATAACGCTGGTGATTCTTTTTATTGGCGATTCAATGGTGACTCCGGAAATAATTACTACACATCCGGCTATCGTCAAAGCGGAACATCTGTCAATTACTACAATTCAAACGCAACAAATTGGTTCGTTTTTGAATATGGAGCAAATTCTGGCGCAACTAATGCTGTGCAAGCGGTGACGAAGCTTTACCGTTACACAGACACAGATGTGATCTACCTAGAAAGCAATTCATATTCCGGAATAACTGGAGCAAGCGCAAGACAAAGTCAGCCAATGTATGGAATTTATGACAATTCGGCGGCAATTACTTCGGTGACAATTACTTCCGCTTCAGGGTCATTTTCAGGCACACTTTACATTTATGGAGAAAACTAATGACTAAACCAATGGTAAAAATCGTCAATGCTGAAACAGGCGAAGAAGTCGAACGCGAGATGAACGCCGAAGAATTGGCTCAACACTCACTTGATGTCGCTTCTTCTCAAGCCGACAAAGATACAATAACCGCCAAAGCACAAGCAAAGCAAGCAATCCTTGACAAGCTAGGAATCACAGCGGAAGAAGCGGCAGCACTTCTCGGATGACATATCCAATTGGTACAGCCGCTCTTGCTCTCCAGATTGCAAAAGCCGAAATCGGCACAATTGAACAAGGCGACAACTTGACCAAATATGGCGAATTCACAAAAGCCAATGGATTGCCATGGTGCGGATCCTTTTGCAATTGGGTGCTGGCACAAGCTGGCGTCAAGGTTCACTCGGTTGTCTCGACAGCTGTGGGAGCTCATAAGTTCAAAGAGACTTCCCGATGGAGTGAGACACCTGCAATTGGTGATCTTGCATTCATGGACTTTCCACATGACGGAGTAGATCGAATCAGCCATGTGGGAATCGTCGTTGGAATCGATGGCAAGACGATTACAACCATCGAAGGAAATACATCCGGCAACGGCGATCAGCGCAACGGTGGAATGGTTATGGTCAAAAGCCGCACGATTGGCAAAGAAGTGGTCGGCTTTGGTCGTCCCAAGTATGTGCCATTCAAAGGCGATTACCCAATCATCGAAGTCCAAGCGCCGAAGAAATCCATTCTCAAGAAGGAGAAGAAAAAATGAAAGAAATCAAAGGTCTTGCAGCTTCATGGGCTCGCTCATTTCTAGCAGCTGGCATCGCGGTTTACATGGCAGGAATTACGGATCCAAAGGCAATCGCAGGAGCAGGGCTCGCAGCTGTGCTCCCTGTCGTCTTGCGCTACTTGAATCCAAATGATTCAGCTTTCGGGTTAAAGGGGAAGTGACTCGGGGACTACTCCGGATAGCTCTAGCGTTATTCATTCCGTTAGGGCTGTCCGGATGTGGTCAATATCAAGGATGGACGCGGTATGACTGTCAGCTCTTTGAAAACTGGGAAAAGCCTGAATGCAATCCGCCACAATGTCATGTTCAAGGAATCTGTACTCAAGACATACTTGGAGAAAGTATCAATGACCAAATCAAGTCGTCGGCTAACGAATGAACAGCTCAAAGCAAGACTCATCGTTTTCATCGGTGTCTGTCTTGCGATGGTCTTTGCATTCTCGGTCTTGGGAATGCTTTACGCTCTCATATTCGTCACGCAACCAATCGGGGCTCAAGCTCCGAATGACAAGGCTTTCATCGACATCCTCACAACTCTCACGGTCTTCCTGACAGGAGCACTCGGATCGGTGCTCGCGTCGAATGGGCTGAAGGATAAGCCAAGCGAAAAGCCAATCGACACGCCCAAAAACACGCAGGATTCTTGACGATGTCAGCCTTTTGCTTCACCCTGTACGCAGGGAGTGAAGTTCAGTAGCTCTCGGATCGGGAGCAAAGATGTACGCATTTCAGGAAGTAGCGATGTGGATGCTGATTGGAGTCGGAATCGGCTTTGCCAGCGGATACACAGCCGGACTCAAAGAAGGCAAGCGAGAAGGATATATTCGCGGCAAGATTGCTGGTCGTAGAAAAGCGGAGTACCGCGACTAATGGGATTCTTAGATAACTACGAGACTGTCAATCAGAAGGTCAAGCGACTTCACGCAACTTACCCAACCAACCGGATTGAGACATCGATCATTGATTGGCAACCCGAAAAGGGATTTATTCTTATCGAATGCCGGATTTATCGTTATTATGAGGATGAGAAGCCAGCCGCCATTGACTACGCACACGGCATGGTTGGGGCTTATAACGCCCAAATGAAGCGATGGTATGTGGAAGATACGGTCAGCTCCGCAATCGGTCGCTGTGCGTCTGTGGTGCTCGGGACGGACGAAAAGCCATCACGCGAGAATATGGAGCAGGTGGAGCATTTGCCAAAGGCTTTCGTCGATGAGGATCCATGGAGCAAGCCAATTTGGGAAGAAGGCTTCACGACGGCAAAGACAGCTGTGCAAGAGATCCAATCACAGCTCGGTGGAGAGATTGAATCGGAATCTCCACTATGCGCCCACGGTCACATGATCCGAAGAGATTCTAAGCCGGATGCACCGAAGGCATGGGCGGGCTATTTCTGCACAGAAAAGGCAAAAGCAAGCCAATGCACACCGATTTGGTTGGTCTTGGCTAGCGATGGCAAATGGAAGCAGAAAATCTAATGGGAGAGCTATTTATCCAAAAGCCAAACGGGGAAACAATTACAATTGCGCAGGATGGGACAGAGATTCGAGAGAATCAACCGATCCAAATCGACTGGTGCGACAAATGCCAAAAGTGGCAGCCGCTCGAAGGTGGAGAATCCACTACTTATCAAGGCTTGGACATCATTTGGCTTTGTAAGGCTTGCAAATGAGACCGGACACAGATGATCTATTGAAGAAAATTGATGAGTATGAAATTGCAATATTGAAAGCTGAAATTGCATATCTCAATGCTAAATGGCAATTAGCCACCAACATGATGGGCTTATATGCAGAATTTTCCAGGAGATTGGAATCTCAATGAAAATGAAAATCTCGCATGAGGATGAATGGACAGCTGCAAAAGTAGCCATTGAGCGAGTAGAAGAAATCGAAGGCAAGCCGGATCATGTCTCTCGATACAATAAGAACTTGTCATTTCATGACTATATCTGCGAGATAGCAGAATCTGTTGGAGCTGAAATGGCTGTGGCGAAGTACTTTGGGATTCAGGATTTTAACCCGAGAGCTTCTCGATTCAAGCGCACAGCTGATGTCGGCTCAATCATCGAAGTCAAATGGACAAAGTACGATCAAGGCAGTCTCATCATCTACGACGGAGATCGCAGCACAGACATCGCAATCCTTGTCACGGGAAAGAGCCCGAATTATGTGCTCAAAGGCTGGATTCCGGTAGCTATTGCAAAGAATCAAAAGTGGCGCAGACGCGACCAACCAACTTACTGGGTCGAGCAATACAACTTGCACCCAATCGAGAATCTACGAAGGAGCAGTCATGGAGAAGCTACGCTTCCAATGTCGGGTTGAAAAGAAAGTCACAGATCATGCTGTCTTTGAGCATGAAGTCCCATTGGGTGATGATGTGGCTTTGGTTCAATGCCTAAGCTGTGGAGTCATGGGAATCAATCAAATGGCGGATGCTAAGTAGTGGCGCAGTATGACTATCGCTGCGAAGTATGCGGCAAGATGAAGACAATACGCAGATCGATGGAAGACAACATGGATCGCAATCCTTACTGTGACAGCTGCACGATTCCGATGGCGCGTGTATGGGTAGCGGCTCCAATTCATTTCAAGGGTAAAGGTTGGGGACATCAATGAGCCTTGTGGATAACCTGTGGACAACACGCCGACAGCGCGTTCAATTGCCTGTGGATAACTTGATGTATTTGACAGGTCTGCTACCGTCCAGCTCTGCAAGCGAGCGCCTGAAGGCGTGTAGCTCGCTAAGGAGACTGGCGGTTGTGGGGATTCTATGCCTATTCATAGGCTCGCTATCTTTACAGATGCAACCCGCACAAGCTAAGAGCATCGATCACTACAAGCTATACGCTCATTCAAGGATTATTAACTATGAGCAATACAAGTGTCTCTCATGGATCTTCTACAAAGAATCACGATGGAATCCAAAAGCAAAGAATGGCAGTCACTTTGGCTTAGGTCAGATGCGATCAGAGCATTATCGCAACCTAGATCCCTACAGGCAGATAGATGCCACAATCAAGTACATCATTCATCGATATGGTTCAATGTGTAATGCCAAGCGATTCCACGAAAGGGTCGGTCATTATTGATGACACTCCACTCACAGCGTAAGGTGAACAGCTCTACATGGAAGAAGCTACGACTTCGCATCCTTAACAGAGATGGAAGGGAATGCTATTGGTGTGGCATGGATGCCAACACCGTGGATCACATCATCCCTGTGGCTAAGGGTGGGACAGATGATCCGGAGAATCTCGTAGCAGCTTGTCGCAAATGCAACTTCTCGAAGCAAGACAAGATGCCGGATGAGTTTGTTATTCAAAGGGCTGGTCTTTTTTCCAAGGGTGATTCCAC